ACCCGCGGCGAGCCCTGGAGCACCTCAGTCAGCATCCCGGGCCGATTCGGCGTGCTCCCGATCGCTCCAACCGTGCTCAAGTCGGCCACCGTCGCCCTGAAGTTCACCGTGTTCTCCTGGGAGGACGGCCGGAACGGGAACCGCTGCAAGGGCGGCCTGGCCCGCCTGGAGCAGAACTACCAGGACCTCCTGCGCCGCCTGTACGCCTTCGGGCGCCTTCAGACTCTCCAGTACACGCCGGCCGGGCAGCCTGCACGGGAGGCTCTGGTGCGCCCGTCGTCCTCCGTCGAGCCGACCCTGGACCCGCACTCAGAGACGATCTCGTTCACGATCACCTACGAGATCGTCTCCGGCCTGTGGCGAGGCACCGTCGACATAGTGGACCACCTGCATGACATGTCGAAGTTCAACGGCTGCGTGATGCCTATCCCGGACGGGAAGCTTCTCCTGGAGCCGACCGCGCAGACCTGTACCGTGAAGGATAACGTCTCCGGCACGTCGTTCACCTTCACCGGCACCCTGAACGGCGGGGAGCGCCTGCTGGTCGACATCGCCCGCTACCGGGCCTGGAAGAACCCCTCCCAGTGGTGGGAGATTCAGCCGAACGCGCGCCCAGCCGACGGCGAGATTTCCATGAGCCCCGGCGGATTCAGGGCCACGCCCAACGCTGACGGGAAGATTTCCATGACGCTGACCGGAACGACCGGCCGCTTCCGCGGAAGGATGGCCTACTGATGCCCCGCGATCCCCAGTACGCGCGCGGCATGACTATGCGCTACGTCGCCTACGAGCAGGC